GTGAAGTATCATCTAGTACCTCTTGGAGTGCTAGGTAAAGCATAATGAATGTCTTACCTGTACCAGCAGCACCATGCAACAGAAGATTCTTACCTTTCTTATACTCATCAAAGGCAAGTGTTTGATTATCAGTAAGAGGTTTGATCTCGGTCATGTATGACCTATCAATAGGTTTCTTTCTCTTCATCATCTTCTTAGACATCGGTTGAAGTGGTGCAGTACCATTACCGTTGGATTTCTTTTTTGCTCTTGGCATTATGTAAATCTACTCAGGTTTGCAAGGGGATGAGCCTCCTGTACTTTAGACATCACCTCTTTAAATCCATCATCGGATTTGGGTTTGCCATAAGTAGCAGAAGTATTTTGATTACCAAAGTATCTTTCCAACTCTGGGTGATCTTCTTTGAACTCATCAAGTTTAGTCATCGACATACGGTGTTCAGTAACCTCACCTGTTTCCGTATTAATAAAATCGTAAGTAGGCATCTCTGGTATGTGTTATTTGGTGTGTACATATTCTAATGCTTCAGCAGTGATAGGGAATTGTTCTATGAATATTCCCCTTACTGCTTCTGCAATATCCATGTGTTCCTTTTGGGTTCCATGTGCAGAACGTAAATCTATGTAGTGAATCCACGAACGTATACTCCCAGTCATATACAATTTAGTTGGTGTAGCAAGAGGTAGTACAAATCTTGCACACTCCTTAGCAATACCAGCATCAAGCATCTCTTTATATAACTTCATTCCATCAACAAAATGTCTTTGCATTTTAATCTCAAAGTCTTGTTGCATTAATGGATCTATATCATCTATACTATTCTGTCTGTTCTTATCATCCTGTCTGCGTAATGCTGGTAGTGGAATCTCTTTAGCAAGCATACTACTGTCAGCATACCTCTGAGAGAACTCTTGGTATGTAAATGATCTATGTCTTAATATCTGTGCAGCAAGACCTCTTGTAGTTGATATCTCTACAGTCATGTGTGCTTGCTCAAAGACACTCCAGTGTCCATGTTTAATACAATACTTTAATAGTCCAGCAACCTTTGGATTGTCCTGATTCTTAGGGTTAGATACCCTAGCAACATAACCAATAGTTTTCTCTGCATCAGGAGTCACAGAGACCAATGATACTTTACTCATCGTAATTTACATCCTCATGATTAAATAAAATACGAGACATTATATAAAGACCAAAGGCTTGTAAGTATCCAATGGTTGCTAGTCCAAATAAACCTGGCATTATCCAGTTCCATAATAACATAAGAACTAATGGTCTGATAAAATTGGCTGCTGCTTCAGCACCCCTTTTAATATCATTTACTTCCTTCTTCTTTTCATCTAAGAGATGTTCTTTCTTCTGAAAGTATACACTCATTTTGTCTTTGGTTTTTTGGGTGCTTTTGCTTTCTTTGGTGGGTTCCATAATGTTGGATTAATAATACCTGCAGTTTGTTTAAAGGTTTTAAAATCTTTTTTGTACTTATCATAGTAATGATCGAACAGTAGTACTTCACTACCTGCCATAGAAATATCGTAAGCAATACGATCTTCTTTTTTATACTCTACTATGTAAGCACTATAGGGTAATTTTTTATTATTTGCAAGTGTTGGATCACAGTCTTCATGTAAGACTCGAATATCACTCACGATCTATTACCCCATTCAATAGCAGGAAATGCTTCTGTTATTACTGATTTAGTAATACGTTTATACTTTGAGTTTAAGTTACCATCTTTAATGAGACATAACAACTCTGCTTCTTCTTGTGCTAAACCTTCTAGCAACTGAACAAACATTGACTCACGCTTAAGTGACTTCAAACTATCTTGACCACCTTTTACAAAGCGATAGAACCCTTTGTATTCTTGTTCTAAACGAGTGTGATCTGTACCTACTGGTGCATCATTAGGTGTGTAAGGAACTTCTCCTTCAGGAAGCATAGAGATAACACTCTCATCAAAATTCCAAATCAATAGTGACCTAAGAGCCTGACTATTATTTGTTCTGAGAATTTTAATTTTCTCTGCTTTAGTTTTTGCATTCGAGACCTTTCGTAAGATCTCACTAATAAGTAATCTAGGATTACTATTTTCAAGTGATTTTGCTGGCATAATTAATCCTCAGTGTCATCATCTAATTCAGTTTCTTTACGTAGGTAAATTAATTCGTCATGAATTATATTACCATTAGCATCCATCATTTCAGGATGTATAACTGCTCTAGCATAGGCAGCGTTTTCAACGTAGTCTTCTACGTATCCTTTTGCTAACCACGAAACAGTTACCCCAAGGATAAATGCTCCAATAACAACTAAAACAACCAGTGCAATAATGATTGGTTCCATAGTTTTCTCCGCAGTTATTTTTATTTAGAGAGTTTCTTACGACCTGGTTTTCGATCCAGTTCATATTGCCATGCATCACTCAGTATACCATGAAGATACTTTCGTAACTTTCTTGCTCTTGGTTTGCCTAAATGACCATATGCTTCTCTAAGTTGGCAGTGTTCATTGTCTGAACCACCTTTAATATATTGTTCTAGATCATACACTAAGAGAGCTAACTCTTTTGCTGTACTAGAATCAATAAATTCTTTCACTTGCTTACGAGTTGCCTTATTATGCTTAAGATAATCGTAACATTTGAATAGGTACATCTCCTTTTCAAAAGCACAATCAATAGCATGTTCAACAAGGTCGTAAAATTCTTCCATCAGATAAGGTTCTTTTCTCGAAGGTATTTAACAGTCTCATTACATCCACCAAGATTTTCGTTATTTAAAACGACTTGAGGGAATGTTGATCCTTCACCAAATTGATCATAGAATGCTTTCCTCTCAAAGTCAACCCCTAACTTATAATCAACGTACAATAAACCTTTAGCAGACAAGACCTGCTTTACCTGAGAACAGTAGGGGCAACCATCCTTTGAATAGACTGTAAAATTCATATGTAATTAGAGAATAAAAAAGGGTATCCGAAGATACCCTTTATTTAGATATTCAGTTCGACTTAGAATGTGAACTTAAGACCAACCTTAGCACCCCAGTCAATGATGTTGTCGCCAGCAGCGTCTTCACCATTAGTAGCACCAGAGATTTCTCCGTATACATCAGTAGCTTCAGCAAGAGCATAAGAAGCACCAACCTTACCAGAAAGTTCTGTTTCTGTATCGTCAGTAGCATCACTATGGTTTAGTGTAGGACCACCTTGTACGTAGTAAGCAACCTTACCTTCAGAAGCAACACCTTCATATCCGATATGGATATCTGTAGTTGCTGCAGAGTAATCTCCATCAGGATAAGAGAGGTTTGACTCAACATTCACATAAGGACCAGCAAAAGCTGCACCAGCGAATAGGAATGGAGATGCTGCTACTGCAGCGATTGTTGATTTAATAGACATGTTTTTGTTTTAAGTATCTCGCATGGGAAAACCCTGCGGATGATAGTTTCCCCGACATGGGAAACTGTTTTGCATCTACACAGGGTTACGATTATTTCGAGTCCTTTGTATATGATTTATTTATAATAACATAACTTTACATAAGTGTCAAGTCTTCCGTACCTCGGTTCTTAACTTTTGTAACTTTTCTCTTGACTCCACCAACATCTCAGCAGTTCTCTGCCTCTCCTCTCGATACCCATCAACATCTGAAGGGAGAACTATGACATCAGCAGGGTTAACTATTGAATCAAATTCAATGTCAGCATCACCAACAACTTCTCTTAGTTCTTGTGTTAAATTTTCTTTTTTAATTTTTGGTAGTTCCATTAATCCTCTGTTTGTATGTTAAAAATAATCAACCAAGCAATTGCTAGTACCATTATAAGAAATACTCTGATAGAACTTGGTGAAGTATCAATCATAGTACCTGTATAACAGCAACAACATCTGGTATCTCCATCATCAATTTCTTTTCTATACCTTGCTTCAATGTCATAGTACTCATAGCACATGTCTCACACGCACCACCCAATCGTACCTTAACATATCCTGTTTCATATTCTATATCTACAAGATGAAGGAATCCCCCA